GGCCAAGCTGCAGGATCCTCAAGATAACTCAACATGGTGTTGACCTTTGTAGGTACACTACCGATTGTCTTGACTGAAAGATCTTGAGCTGAATAATCACCGAGTGGGTATAGAGCATCGGTTGAACCTAATACACCGAGTAAACTTGCGTATTGGGCTGATGTAGCGCCAGTACGTGTATTGAATGTATCTGTTGCGTAAGCACCTGAAAGTGCGTTTGTCGATGCATAAGCTACAAGTGTATCGTTTGAGAGAGGATACTGACGTGCATTATTTAAAAGACGGACACTCTTATTTGGTATACCAGAGAGGTTGAGCCATGTTGTTGAATATTGCTGTGTGATATACGGGTTAGTAACTATCTGAATATTCTTTGAATTATTTTCAACGTTGCCGAGATAGAACGATAACGGCAAGCCACCAGTTGGATTATTGATTTGACGATAATAATCTAATGAACCGACATAACTTTCTGATAGTACAAAGTCAAGAGCGATTGTATTTGGTGAAAATACCGATTGACGAAGTTTGAAGAGACCGAGAGCAATACTATCGTTGAAGTTGCTTGTTGAAATATCAAACGATGGTATTGTTTCCATCACCTGTGATACACTGCCGTTTGTACCGTAGTTTGCTGTTGCAGAGAGCGGGAAGTTTAATCTCTGTGAAGGTACTGTTAGGTAGTTACCTGGTGTAACTGCTGAAGCATATGAATTAACAGTGTATACATTATTAATATCATTAAACGGCGTTGAAGGATAGAGGTTTGTGTTATCAATTAAACCAATGTAATTACCTTCAAAACGTGTATTGATAGCATTCTGCGATTCATTAAGAATAATTAAACCTGCATTACCGAATGATGAAAGCGTGGCAGGTGTAAATGATGCTACAGGTGATGCACCAGAAGCGCCTGTATTGCCAGCATCAGAAGCTGATAGCCATGTAAATGCAGATCCATTAAGGATATTAAGATATTGCTGTTGAGTTAAGCGAACATGTGTTGGTGCACCAAAGAAATATGCACCAGCTGAAATTGCAAGATTTGTTGATGTAACTGGTACACTAATTGTAGTTCCTGCAGCGATACCTGAAATAGCAGCTGTTGTACCAGGATATGCAGCTAAATATTGTGCAGAAAGTGCAGAAAATACACCTGTTTGTGTAATTACGCTTGCGACTGGATATATAAGAGCACTATACTGACTGGAATAATCGACACCTGCAGCACTACCATAAGGGAGACGATAAGCAACTACATTAGCGGGCGACTGAAATACGGCAGCTGCTGTCTGATAGAAGTAACGCTCTGCAGCGTTAGTTGGTAAACCGAAGATTTGTTCCCAATCAGAAAGAGAAGCGACAGTAATAGGTTCAGAAGATGGGCCCTTGGCAGCGAAACCAGGGATTAAAACAGTTGTAGGGGGTACACCGGGTGCTGCAAGAGATAAATCGACTTCGCTAATCTGTACGCCCGGGCTTTGTAGTGTAAGTGCCATATAAAGTATTTATACTTTTTGGAAAATATTTTTTTAAGAATTATAAATCTGTAGCCCAATTTAACGGTGTGACAATGAGTTGCGAATATTCAAAAGTGAAACTCGATTCTAATTCCGTAGCGTCTCTGTAATTGTACTCAATTCCATTCAAAGTAGTTGGAAAGGCGTCAATATATTTAAATTCCATAATGCGATTATTGTATTCATCAAGTGCAAATATTGAAATTATCGCTTTATAGTCACTTTCAGGTGTTTTTACGTATGTTGTTGTACCCTGGGTGTAATTGTTCTGATCGTATAATCCTGTTTTATCGTTATTAAGCATGTTTAACCATGTGTATATTACCCAGTAATTTGTAAATCTGTTATCAACAGTAAAGTTTACTGTTAAAGGATCATACGGTTCACGGCTATAGCTTGTTTGCGCAAATGTCTGACCAGAGAACCGTGCATTAGCAGATGGTACTCTTATACTTGGTATCACAGAACCATGCACTGCAAACTGTAAAAGATCCAAGTTTATATTATTATTACCTTCTAAAAATCGTGAATTTATACGTTTTAACGCATCTGGAACATTAAGAACAAGTCTAAACTTGTCTTTCCTCGATAAGTTAAAAGGGCTTTGTATGTAATCTACTGTATTTGACATATGTTATTGTAAAAAATGCCATCCGTCCTGACGGCCGCTATCTAAAAAGGACCAACCTTGTGATTCAAGATCAGCAATACCTGTATCCTTTTCATTTACGTCACCTTGCATAATAATTGGTAGTGGAGCTGACATATCTTGATCCTTTTCGTTGTTATACGATGATATTGGATTTACAAAATATTTAATCCCGTAATCTAATGACTTTAACTTTAACGGTCGTTTATTATCATCTAACTCTACTATTTCAAAGTATCTTTCCGCAATTTCATTTTCTAAACTCATAAGAGCCCAGATTAAACTCATTACTCTATCATCCCAGTTATCAGATCCCGGTCTTGCAGCCCAGGTGCCATTAGGATATCGCACGAAATCACGTAATTCACCAAGGGTCTTAAGGTCTCGTATACGAATTACATTGAGCTCATTGAGCCAATAACGCATATTAGTTACGCCTTTGTACTTTGTGTTAGTATGTGCTACTATACCGATTTTATTAAAAACCTTATCTCCTGCTTTAACACCGTATGATACAAGATTCTCATATCCAAGTGTATTTCTTAGTTGATCTACAACTTGTGCACCACAATTATTGCGCTCAATAAGAGCTGGTGGTTTACCCCAATGCTCTAATATTTCGTTTAGTTTAGTTGTGAAATTATATGGACTCATATTGCGGTTGTGATATACAGCAACCTGTTCGATATGTTGTAAATTAGTAATATCCAATACCTGTATTACAGAAGCTGCTTCACCTATACCTTCAGATACGTCAACACCCGCTACATATAGCCTATCTTTATTAGGTTCATCCCATAAAAGATAATGACCCTCATCAAAAACAAACTTTGGTTCACAGCAATCTAACTTTAGTTTATCAAAGAAATCCTCATCTACAGCACTCTCACCTGACTGAATGAATACATTACCGTATTCTTGATCAAAAGATTCTCTACTACCAAGTTGTTTAATAGTATCATTCTTCCATTTTTCATCTCTACCTGGTACTTCCCACCAATCTACACGTTCAGCATGCCATCTATTATGTTTCTCAGGATCTGTTTCTATAGCACCATGATATAAATCATAAAACAGATTATTTGTACCATTAGGTGTACTAGCTACAAAGATTTTTGACTTTTTAGATGCAGAGATAATAGGGTAGACTGATTCCCAAAATGACTCAACCATGTGATTATCAATAAACGCTAACTCATCAAGAATAAGACAATTACAACTATCACCACGACCGGCGTCAGAACTTGTTGTACTAATACCAATGCTTGAGCCATTAGCAAATACTACAGAAGTTTTACCCCATTCCGTAACACCGGGTTTTAGATAATTTGGCAATTTTTCATACGCCATTCTAATACGCTTGAGAATATTAATAGCCGTTTGCTCCTTGTTAGCAACAATAAGAAGACGTTGATCTTCTTGAAACGCTGTAACCCAAAGAGCATATATTGTCATCATGGTCGTATTATGCGTCGGTATTAACTGTCTACCTGCTAGATAAAGGTTATCCTTACTATCAACTGTAATACATCTTACAGGCACAGAGGCAATTTCTTCAATATTTTTTATATAATGCCACTGACTACGGTATTTCGACTGTACATTATGTGGCTTGAGCCTCAATCTATTTGCCTTAAACGAAAGTCTACAAACATTTTCAATAGGTGTAAATGTTATCGATGCGCATAATGAGCAATCTATATCCTTAAAAGTAGGTGTATATTCTTTGTATGTAACCTTATAACCTAAGCTTTCCACTAATTGTTTTACCTGCTTTACTAATTCAATGTTGGTATTGTAAAATTGACATATACCAGTTTTGTTGACGTAACCATCGCTATCTATTAAGCCTTGCAAGAGAGAAAGACGCTGTTTCTTATCCGCGAGTAAATATTCGTTAGGAATATGTTTATTATTTTTGAGATTATACCGATCGAGTAAAGCTGATAAACTCTGAGATTGAATGTTTTTCTCTGTACTAATTCTTAATGTATATACATCTGTGTTATATTCATGTAACATGAATTTATTAAATTGTGTTTGCTGTGTTCTGAGAATATCAATAATTTCATGTATATCTCGCTTACCTATAGTTATAGATCCACTCGCGCTTGCGCCATCACCTAACCATAATCCTAAAACATAAGGATCTATACCTAGTTCCTGTGTTGCACCAGTAATTCCGTTTATACATGTAGGTATTCTATGATTTGGTTCTTTGCTCCCTGACACAAATAGTGTATTAAATATTTCAGCGGTTGTTTTTATAGAGCCTGTTGTTTTTCTTTCACTTCTTGTTTCTGTATACCAAAGATGATCTGCATCAGCTGTTATTTCCTCCCCGTTATCAAAAACCACTTTATAGCATTTTCTGTTTTCGAGAATATCGTGCGCATGTAGTACGTTGCACGGGATTCCATCTGCACCATAAACACAGTCGCCTGCCTTTAGCTCACCCATTGTCGACCAACCCATAGTTGTTAATATCGGTGTGTCGAGAGCTAATGCTTTACCAATCTGACGGGAGGCAAGAGTTATAACAAATCTATGATCTCTTAAACTTCTTAAGATTCTTTTTTGAAAATTATGTAATTTAATTTTTATTTTACCTTCATCAAGATTAGTAATATAAAAAAAGTTTTCGGCAAAGTAAAGAATATTACGCTTACAC